CCCCTAAATTCGACAAGCCCCTCGCCAAATTTATGGACCAACTCAGGCCAAAGCAATCGACCATTAAAAAAGGTCAGAACTGCAAAGCCTGACCTGTGATTTGAGGGATTAAGTTCAGAATAAGTGAACTGTGGACCATCTGGTTCTGCCAGTGTTCCTGTATCAACACCAAACCTGTTTCCGTTGTAGTCACTAAATGGCGTGACTTTTAAAGAATGAAGATGCCCAGTAACAATAGAAACTCCAGCGTTAACAGTGTTGTTGTGTGCTGCATGAATACCGCCCTTGTATCGGTGCTTAATAATGACCTTATCAGTAGGCCATACTGCCCAACAAAAGTCCCAATTTGGGATGTGGTCAGTTAACTTAAAACCCACGACATCTCTAAACTGCGGTGCGTGTTGTGCCAAACGATTACCAAACCTGACATCGTGATTTCCCCATGTAAACACTAGCTTTACATTGTGTCTGACACTCTTTGCAAGTTCCTCAATTTCGTCAAGCGCACCCTGACAAGCCTTTAACTCTTGGATAACAGAAGTCTGAGGCATATCGGTAACATCATGGCGAGAGATGGATGCACCATCAAATGCGTCACCATTACAGATAATGGCTTTAGGCTTGAACTCTTGGATAGCCCATAAAAGCCCTTTAAAGGCCGTAGAGCGTTGACCAGGAATAAAGTGGGCATCAGAGAAGACTAAGATTGATCCGTCTTCTATGCCAAGATTAATCTGCTTTAAAGGAGAATGGGATTTCTGTTTGGCATCATAAATACCACCTCTGAAATCTGCTGCTGGCAACTTAGTCTCATGGAACTTTTCCATATTGCGTCTGCGGTAATTAACAGACCTTTCTGAAACTTGGAGAATCTTTGCTACTTTTGTAACAGATTGGTGTTTTTGCCATAGGGCAATAAATTCCTCATCTGAGCATTTTTCATTGTGATTACTCGATCCCATTGCAATCCTTATACAATAAGTTTTCTAGCAGATTGATAACCCTATGCTCTTGCATTTCAATATCCTCATCAGAGGATTTTGGGTCTGTTGCTACCATCATCAAATCATGCAGAAATACATGGAGTAGCTCATGTAAAGCAGTTTTATCAAGGGACTCTGGCGTTATCTTTTCAGCACCAAAGTCCCCCAACCTGTAAGTTGCAAGTCTCGCAGAATCATTGAACTCGACAGAAGCCATGGCTTGTTTTGCAGGTTTCATGCCCTTTTCAATACGCCAATCACCAAGGCTTAACATCTGTTGCCACTTTTTGACACTCTGTGCAAACAACTTTGCGTCATCAGGGCTTGGAATATTGGGCATATTTCTTACATAAAGTTACATTCGGCTTGTCTTCTTTTGAGCAAACCAGGCAAAACCTTACCACCAGCTTTTGACCACTTCATTAACTCTTCTTTAGCACCTTCCCAATCTTGGGCATTGATCTTTCTTTTTAAAGTGCTTGTCTGCAGTCTTCCAGTGCCGAGGTTATAGCAGAAATCTACTACTGCATTAAGTCTTCTTTCGTCTGTTGCAAGAATCGGACAGTTTCTCAGAACGCCTGGCGCATAAGTATGGTTAAGCTCATGCATCAGTAAATCATTTGCAGTTGGCTCATCAATAGGGCAATCTTGTAGCGTTACTTTGTTGCCATTGGCATAGTAAGTAGACCCATAACCAATCGTGGGAATACCAGCAGGACAGAGATAGGGTTTACTTCTAAACCCTTCAAACTGTTTACATAGTTTCGCAGCAATCTCTAAGTTCATAACCCACGCTTAGACAAAGTGCGATCAAGGAACCAGTAATTGATTGTTCCTGATAACAGAGCAGAAAAGTCTGGTGTCATCATTGTCTTAAAAACTTCAGTAGCTGGCGCACCTGCTAACCATGCGTTCCATGCAAACCAAACATGAATGAATGACCACACAAACAGCACCCAATAAGTCACTACAGGGCGCACAGAAGCAGACAGACTAGCAAACCATCCACCTGCGGCTTTAACCATCTCAGCTTGCTGTTGGATAGCACTGTTAAATGCATCCATCACGCCCACATCTACTGCGGCTTCACGCTGTGCGCCAATCTCAGCCAACTTCTGCTGACCACGCTGTGCTTCTAACTCACATTGATTTTTGAACATGGCAAGCTCATGCTCACGCTCATTCTTTTTATCAAGCCATTTCAATACTTCAGGGGCTAAACGAAATACCCCACCAAAGATAGAACCTAATAAACCGCCAGATAGCATTTCAAACATAATTAATCTCCGCAATGTTTACATTTATGTTCATCATGCGAGAGCTTTACACCCGCCAATAAACCAATAAATCCACCAACAATAGTCTGAAAAGCAGGGCTAATCAGTTTGAATATCTCGTGGTTATCAACCTGTTTTGCCCAAAGGCCAAGCATGAATGCAGTGACCATAGCAAGAATAGAAATACACAATGTGGCACTAACCATCAAAGTAACTGAATAAGTCAATCTGCTTTTAATGTCTTCCATAGAACCTCCTACACATAAATATCTAACTTACGATTGTTGAATATTTCAATCCTGAGTTTTTGTTGTTCAGCCTTCTTGTTGTACAGCTCAAGCAATAAATCTTCTATTTTTCGTTCTGCTTTTGCGGCCTTAACAACTGCTTTATATTCTTCTTGATGTTTTTCAATACGTCTTTGTTCGGCATCTACTTTTTGTGGATAACCAGAAGCATCAACTATGGGAAACAAACGGATTTTATCAATCACTTTTTATCCTCCCTTTCTCTTGCTCTGGCGTAAAAGTAAAGAATCTTTGCTCTAAGTTCAGCAGAATCAGAAGCACCCGCCCACTCTGCCAATCTATTCCAAATTAACACCAATTGTTCAGATGAACAATTATCACCATTTGTTGTTAGCCATCTAGATAATTCCATATGCCTAAGAGTTGGATCATTTATCCAGCTAATCGCATAGAAGTCTGTAATGGTGCATGGAGACTTTGCATTTACTATTAGGACAAAAGGAATTAGTAATAGCCATCTCACAACATAGCCCAAATAATTATGTAAAAGCACCAAACAATAGTGCAAACAAGAAGGGCTGCGGCAACAAATGCAACAGCCCAATCTTTCATTTTTTATTTCTTGATGAAAGTTTGCCAGACTGCGCCAGCTGCCATGATGAGTCCACCAACCCAAAGAATAGGTTTGGCAATAGAGGCAATCCACCCAAGTACTTTAAAAGCCCCATCAAGGGCATTTATAGCCTCTACAAGACCTTTTGTGTTCTTGTCTATAGCGTCTACCTTAGTTTCAACTGCAAGCAGTCTGTCGTAGATTTGTTCGTGGGTGACTTTTTCATCCATGATTTACCTCTTGTAAGCAGATGCAGGCATAATGCCACGACCAGCACCACTACCGCCTATTTTCTGAAATTCATTCAACAAAATATCTTTGCGTTTTGGGTCTTTTTCAATAGCAATTTGATATTGCAATTCACGCAAATAATTAGGATTGCCAGCAGTTACATACGCATTGCCCATGCGTCCTAACTCATCACCTTTGCCACGCAAAATAGCTTCAGGTGAAATTCCAATATCTTTAATAGCTTCAGAAGCACGAGCCATTGCCGCTTTAGATTCAGGAGATGCAGCCGCCATTAAAAGACCTGCCGTTCCTGCTAAACCTGCCAAACTTTTTAAATTACTTGAACCACGAATATTTTCAGGAACCATTGATGGTCTACGATATTCACCAGGTTTTGCAACTTGTTTAAATGGATCAGGTTCTCCATAACTTCCAAGATATCCTTCATACAAAGGCTTTACATTTTCCATAAATTCGTTGTATGGGATATTTTTTTCACCAACAAGATTACGCCAAACTTCAGGAGCTTTAGGACCTTCCTGTCCTGCCAACCAGTTATATGCACCTGGACCAATAGGATTCTTTTTGGTTTTGTTGTAATTTGGCTTCATGCCAGTTGTTTCAACACCAGAAGCTTTATCAACTTCTTTAGCAGCAATTGCTTGAATTGCTTTACCTGCATTACCAGTTGCTACGCCAACTTCTGCACTAGGTGTAGGAACTACAGGATATTGAAATCCACGACCTGCCAATGGGTCTTGAGATTGACCTAAATTGGTTACATTAAATGGCTGTCCTAATCTGTTTAAATCAAATTGGCTTTGTGGTGGTTTTGGCACAACAGGAGCTTGATTTGTTGGAGCAGATTTTAACCACGCAGTAAGCTCATCAACAGGTTGATTTGTTGGTGAATTTGATATTGGTGTTGTTGTAACAGGTGTAGTTGTTCCATATGCAGATGGTTGTGTAAATGCACCAGGCTGAGTATTTACACTAATCCCACCACCTTTAGCAAATGTATTTCCAATAAGGTCTATGTCACCAATTGACTTAAGTGTCGTGCCTACTTTTGCTTCAAGAGTAGCCAAAGGAACGCCATACTTTTGTTCAGCATAAGCATTCAAAGGATTTGGTTTGGTTTGTGGCGTAACACCTTCTGCTTGTTTAACAGATTGTGCAAGTTCTTTAGTTGTTGGTTGTGGTGTGCCTTCAACATTTTTAGCTTGTAGTTCAACTTGACGAACATAAGCTTTATTTTTTTCCATCTCACTTTCGTGAGTTTCACGCCTGATTCTTCTATCTTCCAAAGCATTTTTTACTTTGTAACCAGTATATAAAGCAGCTGCTCCACCTAAAAGTCCAAGAGTCGCATTTGGATTTTCATTAGCCAAATCCAACATTGGCGTAATGCTTCCTGCTAAACTTTTTTTCTTTTCTTGGAAATCTGATTTGCGAGTAGATAAAGCATTTCTAGATTCAATCCATGATTTGCCATAAGCTTGATAATCAGGGTTTTCGTGATTAGCTAAATGCTCTGCAATAGCAGACATAGGATGACCAGCATCCAATGCTTCAGCAATCTTTTGTTGAATGTCATCAGCCATCATGCGTCCTTAAAAAATTGAACTTAAACTCTTAAGAACAGGTTTTTCTGTTTTCTTAGCAGGAACTTCTGTTTGAGTTGTTGGTGCTTTTGCTCCTGCAGGTGCATTAGGAATCTGTGCATTAGCAGGTGGCGCAACAGGTGTGGCAACACTTGGTTGGTTTGTAATTGCCGTACCTTCTTGAGCTTTAATTTTCTCAAGAATAGGAGCAAACTCTTTTAAAGTTGCTTTAATTTCTTTAGGAGATTGATCCATTAGTCTCAAAACATTTGGATCACTTGAAACCATGCCTTCAACTTGACCAATAGCAGGTGTTACACCTTTTAAATTTTGACTTAAGTTGTTTACTTGATTGCCAAAAATTTGAGCCATAGCTCCATAGTCTTGATTAATTTTATTTTTAACCCAAGCTAAAGAGAATGAATCACCTACTTCATTTGGCAATGTAGGCTTGGCAATACCAATACCACCAGCTTGTTCAATCTTATTAATTGCCAAAGCTTTTTGATATTCAAGATTGATTGCCATTTGAATAGCATCAATATTTTTTAACTCGCCTTTAGTGGCAGCCATTTGCGCTCTATTTAATAAAT